AAAAGGAATTACGTAATGTCACTAAATAAAAAACTAGACGAATTGCTTAAGGAAATAGAAGAAGATGAAATAGACGAAGCTTCTACAATTGGTGGAGAAGGTAGTGAAGAGTATAACTCTAAATATGCTTTTGGAAAAGCAAAAAAGAAGAGTATAGAAGTTGGTGGCTATAAAAAAGTTAAAGAATCTACTTTTATGAAAATGTCTAAGCTTATGAATGAAGTAAGCTATAAAGATTACAAAAAAGACGAAAGTCTTAATTCCAGACAGAAAGTAAATAAATCTATTAAAGAAGTAGCTTCTAAATTATATAAAATAGAAAGAATAATAAATCAAAATATAAAGCTTAAAACTGAAGATGGAGTTGATAGCCGACAGTATTGGAAATCAACTAGAGGAAGTCTTTATAAAATATCTGAAAGAATGATGCGAATTAGTGAAAAACTTAGAAAGTTTTAAAAATGAAAAAAGTATTAAAAGAAAAGTTAGATAAAAAAGAAATGGAAGCTATCCAGAAGGAGATAAGACGAATGGTAGCTAAAGTATTTTTTGATTTATATTTAAAAAGAAGTTCGTGGGGAGCCAATTAATGAGAACCGTTTTAATAGATACAATACCATTCCAAATAACTCCAGCTATGATTGCAGAATCAGAAGCTAAAAACGGAGGAAGATTAATAGTATCTGGTGTACTACAGAGAGCTAGTGCTAAAAACCAAAACGGCAGAATATACCCACGAGAAATACTAATGAGAGAAGTAAAAAAATACTCAGAAGTGCAGATATCAGAGAGGAGAGCGTTAGGAGAACTTGACCATCCAGAATCATCTGTTGTTAATCTAAGTAATGTTTCTCATAACATAAGAAAAGTATGGTGGAAAGGAGATGATGTTTTAGGTGAAGTAGAAGTTTTAGGAACTCCATCAGGAAATATACTTAAAGAATTATTAAAGGCTGGAATAAAGCTAGGAATATCTTCAAGAGGAATGGGCAGCGTAAAGCAAGTAAATGAAGATACAGTAGAGGTCGATGACGATTTCGAATTAGTTTGTTGGGATTTTGTTTCTAACCCATCAACTCACGGAGCATTCATGGCTCCAACCTCACCAGTCACAGAAGGCATAACAAACAGAATTAACAAAAACAACAAATATAAAAAGATTGAATACTTAATAAGTGAAATGCTTTGCGATTTAACTTGTAAGTGTTCCATTCCAGGGAGAAAGTAATGAAATTAGAATTAACATGGAGAGACTGGTTAATGGAGTCTAAAAACCAAGCTTTGTTAAAAGAGTCACCTTCTAGAGCAAAAAAGCAATTTCTAGCTGAACAAGATATTTACAGAAGAAAATGGGACTACTTACAAAGTATGTGGTTAAATCATACTTCACTAACAACTATAGAAGACGAAGTAGAAAAAGATTCAGATGCAATAGGTAATTGGGGAGTTGGCTATATGGTAATATATGGTGGCCAAGCAGTTTACAACGATGATACTACAGGTGACCCAATAATCGAAACATCAACAAATGTATTCGAGCCACTATTCTCTGTAAGATAATAAGATAAAATAAATAAAACATGATATTTATATATAATTAATAACATTAAACATTAGTAGTAAGCTTTAAACTTATTACTTTAAAAAACAGGAGAAATTTTATGTCAGCAGTAGGTGTATCGGCTTTAAAAGCCTATTTCAACACAGGCGATAAGCCAACAGAAGCAAATTTTATCGACGTTTTCGATAGCTTGCTTAACTTAACAGACGGTGGAACAGTAGCAGGAGCTACTAAATTCACACATGCAAACGGTATTATAGGTTCTAGAACTTTTCAAGCGGTAGCAAATGTAGCGCCAACGGATATTTCAGCAACTGCATTATCGGTTAACACATATTATAAATCGATTGCAGCAGCAACAGCTATGACAATACCATCATGTGCAGCAGGTGCAATTGGTGATTTTATTAGTGTTTACTATAGTGTTGCAGCAGGTAATGGTAATGCTCACTCTTATACAACAACAACAGATGCTAATTACACATTAGGTTCTACAGCAGTTAGAATTGGTGGTGCAGTAGCATCAGTTGGTGATTTATCAGTAGCAGATGATAACGTACTTACAATCACAGGTCACACTAATGGTGATGGTGGTTTAGGAACTACGGTTAGATTAGTAAATACTGATGCAGCAACTAATGGTTGGGCAATGGAAGCTATCACTACTAATCAAGGTGATGGTTCTCAAGCAGGTACAATCGCATTTAGTTAATAATTAGAGTTAACTAATCGTGCCAGCTAAAAGTAAAGCACAACAACAATTCATGGGAATAGTCCATGCAATGCAAAAAGGCCAGCTTTCCAAAAAAGGGAAGGCTGGTCAGATTGCAAAGAAAATGAATAAAAAAGATGCTGAAGACTTTGCATCTACAAAACACAAAGGTCTTCCAAAAAAGGTAAAGAAGGAGAATAAAATGATTTCTTTAAAAGATTTGATGAAAGAGAATTTCGAAGATAGCTCTTTCCAAAAATTAAGTCCTCAACAAAGGCGAGAAGTAATAGAATCGGTTTCTAGATTTAATGAGTTTGGTAAGAGTGTTTACCGAAATAGTGAAATAAAAGAAATGATAGAATCTATAAAAAGCCTTACAGAAATGGCTGGAAATCTGGCTATACAAGAATCAGGAGATTGGTTCGATGCAGTCACAGTTAAAAGGGATGTTAAAGAAATAAAATCTTCTTCAAAGGTATTCGAAAAAACTGCAAATGAAATTGCATCACTACAACAGAGATTAGAATCTATTTATGAAGACATGGGTCATAAGCTCGGTCGATATTACAAAATTAACGAAGCTCTTGACGCAGTTGGTAAGGAGGACGATGATGTAGATAACGATGGAGATTCAGATGAATCAGATGAATACCTAAAAAAGAAACGAGCAGCAATCACAAAAGCTGTTAAGAATGAAACTAAGTTAACAACTATAGCAGAAAAAGGTGCAGGTCTTTGGGCTAATATCCATGCTAAAAGAAAGCGTGGTGAGAAGATGAGAAAGAAAGGCGATAAAGGAGCACCAACACAAGATGCACTAAAAAAAGCTCAAGAAGATATAGACGAAGCTACATTCGGTTTGAATGAAAGTTTTGCAACTTGGAAAATGCAATTTGCTAAAATGAATTTAGATGGAGTACAATTAGACCCAAAGAAAACTTATACAGTTAAAGCCCGTTCAACAGTTGAAGCTATTAAAAAAGCTTCTAAACAAGCTGGGTTATCTGGTAATTCTTGGATGGCTACACAAACTCATAAACTTGTTAAAGTATAATAATGAAAAAGTCTACTTTCCAAAATATCATTAAAGAAGAGCTAGTCAAAGTACTAAAGAACAAATCCTACTTGGCAGAATTCAAAAAGCTTGTTATTAAAGAAGCTGGAGATTACAAAGATGTATCTAATAGATTTAAAGATGCACTGGATGATTTACCAGATTCTAAATTTTCTAAAAAGAATATAGAAATACTAGCAAAGAAACTTAAAGAAAAACGTCCAGATGCTGCAATGGCTTACGCTAAAGATGCTTTTGGATGGATTGGAGGAGGTAAATGGTTGAAGGAAGCTGATGTAGTACAAGAAGCAGATTACAAGTACTTCAGACAGTACCTTATTAAACTAGGAAAAGAACTAGGTGATAAGAGATTAGTACAAGCAGCAGAGAAAGCTTCCGATTCTAAAATCAAAACTATGTTTAAGAAAGATAAACACTACGCAATCTTTAAAGATGACGAAGTAAAAAAACTTTCAGGTAAACAACTACACGGTAAGATTAAGTACGATGATAGATTTAATGAAGTACTTAGTAAGATAAAAGGAAATTCTCCTGCTGATAAAGGTAAAAGAGCAGCAGTAGAAGATGATATTGCTAGAGCGAAGAAGAGGGGAGATTCCAAAGAAGTTAAGAAACTTAAAGAAGGTCCAGGCAAGAAAGTAACTCAGTCGATGTGGAAGAAGATGGATGTGTATCAGAAAGTGAACGCATTGCTAACTATTATAGAAGACCCAGATGATGCAGAAAAGTTCATATATAAAAACTGGAATCAATTACCTAATGATAGAAGTTCTATGAGAACAGAAGCTTTAGAAGCTCTTAAAGAATTTAAAACTTTTTACAAAAAAGATAGCTTAAACGAACTCAATACAGAATATACCGGCAAAGGCGGACTAAAGTTAATGAAAACATATATCACAAGAAAAATAGGATGGGAGTTTGGAATCAGTGATAGCGGTTTTCTAAATAAACTAATGAACATGTTAATTAAGCAATCTAGAAAAGAAGTTGAAAAGAAAAGGCCAGATTGGTGGAATGCTACTGGAGAATATGCAAAAGACAAAACCTTTGAGCCCGCAAAAGAAAGATGGTTGAAAAAATAACCCTCAAATAATTTTTTTATATCGAAAAGATTTCTTATATTTAAGTAAATTAAATAATAACTAAAAATATAATTATATGGCAAATTTTACACCAAGAGATAGGAGTGGTAAACCTATTAGAAACTATAGACCAAGAAAAGACTTTGACTTACCTGGATGTCCTTATGGAGTTAGAGTTCCAGGAACAGGAGCAGATGATTTAGAAAAATCCCTAAAAATATTTAAAAGAACTTTAAAAGCTTCTGGAAGATTATGGGAAATAAAAGAAAAAAAGTTTTTTGAAAAACCTTCTCTAACAAAAAGGAAAGCTAAGTTAGGAGCTATTCGTAATCAACAGTGGGAAGAAATAAAAAGAAAAAGATTCGAAAAGAAACACGAATGCTGGACAGCTATTGTAAACGGACAAGCAATGTAAGGTAAAGGACAGTGTCGAGAATCGTTACACCATTCATGCAGGACCTTACATTGGGAGGAGAAAGTCAGAAAAGATTAAAATTTTCTGACTTTTTTTGTGACTTTTGCTAGGGTTCTATATATTTATATTTGAATATATACAAAAAAATGCACTATCTTCTATATGGTGCAACTGTATAATAATTAATTTCTATTAAGACTCCTAATAGTCTTATTTCCAAAAACATATTTTAAGGAGAAGACAAATGGCTAAAAACGATTTGTTAAAAGAAGCAATCGCTGATGCAAAAGCTGTTCGAGAAACCGCTATCGCAAATGCAAAACTTGCTCTAGAAGAAGCTTTTACTCCTAAACTTCAATCTATGTTATCTAACAAAATTCAGGAAGAAGAAGACGAAGATGTGACTATGACTGCAGACGAAAAGCCTGCTGAAGTTGCTGACGTTGCTGATGATACTACAGAAATCGCAAAATACGACGAAGATTCTGAAGAGCAATCAGCTGACCCTGGTGAAGGTGGCATGGAAGAAGGTGGAGACGAAACTGACGACTCTGTTCATGAAAATGAAGAGGAAGAAGATGTAGTTGAAGCTGAAGAAGATTTAGAAGAAATGGCTGATGAAGACATGGACGAAATGAAAGACGACGACATGGAAGAAGACTTAGAACTAGAATCTATTATTCGTGAATTAGAAGACGAAGATGGTATGGATGAAGGTGAAGAGGAAGAAGAAATGGCTGAATCAACTGACGGCATGGACGGTGAATCTAAAAATTTACCTGATGCATCTAAAGGTGCTGCTGGTAAAAATACTGGTGCAAAAGAAATGCAAGAAGGTGAAGAAGAAGAAATGGACGAAATGGACCTAGAGGAAGTTATTAATGCTCTTAAAGAAGACGAAGAAGAAATGGAAGAAGGTGAAAAAGAAGAAGACGAATTAAATGCGGCTTACGAGACTATCAAGTACTTGAAAGACAAAATTAATGAAGTTAACTTACTTAATGCTAAACTATTATTCTCGAATAAACTTTTCAGAGCTAATAATTTGAACGAAGGTCAGAAAATGAAAGTTATTGAAACTTTTGATAGAGCTAGTTCTGTAAGAGAAGTTAAATTAGTTTACACTACTTTAGCTGAATCTTTAACAGGATATAACCCTAAAAGAAAGAGAACAGTAGCTGAAGGATTTGCTTCAAAAAGTACAAACTCAACAAAACCGAACAAATCGGTAATTGTTGAATCTAATCAATTTGCTGATAGAATGAAAAAATTAGCAGGATTATTATAATTTAAGGAGAATTAAAAATGGGACAAATTTCAAATTTATTGAAAGAGTCAGAAAACAGCTTCCATACGCAGAGAAACGAAACAAAACAATACGTTACTAAGTGGGAAAAGACTGGTTTATTAGAAGGTATTGATAAAGATTATGAAAAACATAATACTGCAATACTTTTAGAAAACCAAGCTAAACAACTTATTTCAGAAGCTTCCAAAATTGGAGGACAAAATTCTGAAGAGTGGAATGGCGTTGCACTTCCGTTAGTACGTAGAATTTTTGCTGAAATTTCTGCTAAGGATTTTGTTTCTGTACAACCAATGAACTTACCATCAGGTCTAGTTTTTTGGTTAGATTTTAAATATGGTACTAATGCTCCAGCTGAATTAGCTGAATCATATAAGTACGCACAAGGTAAAGACGTAATGGGGGATACTTCTTCTTCTAGTACACCATCAGGTGGTTTCTATGGTAGAGGTAAGTCAACTTACTCTGTTAACATGACATCGTCATTATTACAAGCTAGTAACTATGCAATGGCAGCTACAGGTTCTGGAGCAAATGCTAATGCAATCTGGAGAAAATTAGGGTATGATGGAGCACTATCATCTTCTATATCTTCTGCAGTTTCAGGTGCACAACACTCATTCGTACAAGTACTAGAACTAGATGCTGGTTCACATATCGCAGATGCTGATACTTATGCAGCAACTGAGTTTATTGTATCACAATCAGCTGCAACTGGTGCTAGAACTGGTAATGCAAATGGTGACAACATCATTGCTAACTTAAATCAGTACAATTACTTTAGTGAAGCAGATAATAAGTATTACTTATTCTTCTCTATGTCACTAGAAGAAAATTCTGATATTGACGCTAATAATGACTTAGCAGTTATTTATCCAAAACGAACTGAAACTAATTACTCAAGAGGTGATTGGGAAGATACTACTCCAGCAGAAATGGATGGAAGTGGAGACGACATCGGTATACCAGAAATCAATGTTGAATTAAGACAAGAGGCCTTAGTTGCTAAGACTCGTAAGTTAAAAGTAATCTGGACGCCAGAATTTGCTCAAGACTTAAATGCTTATCATTCAATTGATGCTGAAGCTGAGTTAACTTCAATGCTTTCAGAATACATTTCAATGGAAATCGACTTAGAAATCTTGAACATGTGTTTAGATTCAGCTCTACACACTGGATATTGGTCAGCTACAATTGGCGAAACTCACAATGATGGTTCGGACACTTGGACAGCTGGTTCATCTGCAGTTGCTTACCAACAAGGAACTTGGTTCCAAACACTTGGTACTCAAATGCAAAAAATATCTAATAAGATTCATGCTTCAACAATGCGAGGAGGTGCAAACTTTGTCGTAGTTGGACCGGATGTAGCAACTATCATAGAATCAATTCCAGGATATGCTGCTGATACGGATGGAACTAAAGGTGAATTTGCAATGGGCGTTCAAAAAGTTGGTTCTTTAAATAATAGATGGACAGTTTACAAGAATCCATACATTCAAGACAATATCGTCTTAATGGGATTCAGAGGAACACAATTCCTAGAAACTGGTGCGGTTTATGCTCCGTACATTCCATTAATTATGACACCACTTGTGTATGACCCGACGAACTTTACTCCAAGAAAAGGTGTAATGACTCGATACGCGAAGAAAGTTGTAAGACCAGAATTTTATGGAAAATTATTTATTAAAGATTTAAACAAGATTTAATAAGAATTAACATTTAATTTAATTAAAGGCTCTCATTTTGGGGGCCTTTTTTTATGTACTGGTTGATATTTATTAATAGGCATACAGAGTTTATAAATTTCGGGAATACATTATGGCAGATATAAAAATATGGGATGGAGCAGCAAGTTGGAACACAGATTCTTCAGCTGAAAATACTCCATTTGGTTTGTACGATTCAGATAACATTTTTACAGGTTCAGCAGTTAGTACAGCTAAGTGGTGTGCCAAAAGATTAGGATATCCTATTGTAGATATAGAATTACAATCAGGGTCTTTCTTTGCTTGTTTCGAAGAAGCAGTTACTGAATACTCTTCTCAAGTTAATAGGTTTAATATAAAAGAAAATCTATTATTTTTAAAAGGTAATAATACTGGTTCAAGCTATACTCATGTTAATGTAAAACCAAATTTAGGTAGGAGTATAGAAATAAGTAAACAGTACGGAGCAGAAGCTGGTGTTGGTGGAGATGTTACTTGGTACTCTGGTTCGGTAGCAGTATCATCAGGTTCAGGACAAGAGTATGATTTAGATGCTCTTTGGGGAGCAGTTAGCGAAAGTGGTAAGACTATGGAAATAAAAAGAGTTTTCTATCAAGCGTCTCCAGCTATAACAAGATTCTTTGACCCTTATGTAGGAACTGGAACAGCAACTTCACAATTGTTAGGTTCTTTTGGTTGGCAAAACGCTTCTCCAGCAGTTTACTATTTGATGATGCCAATGTATGATGATATGTTAAGAATGCAAGCTATAGAATTTAATGATGTAGTAAGAAAATCAGCTTATTCATTCGAACTTATAAATAATAAACTTAGAATATTTCCTAAGCCAACAAACTCTTCGCCTTATAATTTATACTTTCAATATATTTTAACAGAAGATAGAAGCCAACCTTATAAGAATAGAGCTTCAGCTTCTGCGGAAGTTTCAGACTTCAGTAATGTACCTTATGATAATATGACGTACAACCAAATAAATGACCCAGGTAAACAGTGGATAAGAAAATACACTTTAGCTTTATCAAAAGAATTATTAGGTGGAATTAGAAGTAAGTACTCAGCAGTTCCAATACCTGGTGGAGATGTTACTGTCGATGGTGATACATTAAGAACTGAAGCAGCATCTGAAAAAGAAGTTTTAATTTCTCAATTAAGGGAAGATTTAGAACAAGCTTCTAGACGTAATATGTTAGAAAGACAAAAAGAAGAATCAGAATTTCAAAGGGAAACTATTAATAACGTACCATTAAATATATACATAGGGTAAATTATGGCACTATTTGGAGGAGCTAGAGACGTATCTTTATTAAGGAATTTAAATAAAGAACTTATAAACAAATGGATAGATACTAGAGTTGATATTTTTAAAGCTTCTGTAGTAGATACCAAAGAGAATTTATATGGCGAAGCTTTGAATAAAGTTTTCTTTCCTGCTGTAAGAGTTGGTAGTTTAATAGATAAAGAATCTTCAGATTGGTCAGCAGATGAATTAGGAAGCGATTATGAAAGACAAGCTAAATTTAGTTTCTTAAGAGATACTTTAAAAGAAACCGCAGATTTAGTTTTAGAAGCTGGTGATATAATACATTGGGATGATAGGTATTGGGAAATAGATAGTACAAGTTCATCACAATACTGGACTGGTAAAAACCCTTCTACGGATTATAATGAAGGAAGTCATGGTTGGAACGTTGCTGTTGTTTGCAATACCCATGAAACAAGACGTACAACTGTTAATTTAGAAAGAGTAAGAACTGGATATACAGGTATAGGAAAGAATATATAATATGAATAGAGGGAATGAAATAGCAAGAAACGATTCTCAGCCGAATGTAACTTTAGGTTTGTATGATATTGATGAAATTATTAAGTACTATTTTGATAATGTTATAAGACCTACTGTAAAAGAAGCCGAAAAAGAAATTCCAGTTCCAATAATATATGGTTCACCAGAAAGATGGAAGTCTATTCAGAAAACTGGAATCTATAGAGATAAAAAAGGTAAAGTCCAATTACCTGCAATAGTTTATAAAAGAACATCTTTAGAAAAAAACTTAATAGGGTCTAAAGTAGATCCAAATAATCCTATAGTAAGAAGCTTTTCTACATCATATAGTAAAACAAATAGATATGATAATTTTTCAGTACTACAAGGAAGAACTCCAAATAAAGAATATCACAATATAGTAGTACCGGATTATGTTATACTAAAATACTCTTGTATGGTTTGGACTCAGTACTTAGAACAGTTAAACCCAGTAGTAGAAGATATAAATTATGCGGCTAATTCTTATTGGGGAAATAATCAATTTAGATTCATGGCAAAAATATCAAGTTTTACTACAGATTTAGAAGCTGAACTTGGTAAAGATAGGTTTGCAAAAGCTAGTTTTGATATAGATATGAATGGATATATTATACCAAATAGTATGCAAAAGTATATGAGTAAATACAAACCAAAACAATACAGTGGAACTCAATTTCAAGTTTCATCTGAAACCGCTATTGATTTGGAAGAATTCCAAAGACAATTAGATGAATCTGAAAAAAAATTAAATAGGTAAAAAGTTATTAATACAAATAAAGGAGCTTTAAAATGGCAGAACAAATCAAGTTTACAAAAGAAGAACTAGATAAAATAAAAAAAATTAGAAATAGTTATGAATCTTTAACTAAAACCTTAGGAGGTTTAGAAGTAGAGAGCATAGCTTTAGAAGTAAAAAAAGATGGTATCAAAGGCGAAGTACTAAATTTACAAACTGAAGAGTTAGAATTAGCAGAAACTCTTAGAAAAAAATATGGAGATGGTATATTAAATCCAGAAACTGGAATATTTACTCCTAATAAATAATGTTTGGTATTTCTTATTGATATTTATATATTGAAAAGTATCATCTTATTGACTACTCAATATAATAAATTATAGGAGAAAAACGACATGGCTGAAAAAATCATTAGTCCCGGTGTATTTACCCAAGAGAACGACTTATCTTTTGTTCCTCAGGGTATATCAGAAATAGGGGCAGCAGTAATAGGACCAACAGTAAAAGGTCCTGCCGGAATTCCAACTTACGTAGATTCTTATGCGGATTACGTATCTAAGTTTGGAAACACATTCAAAAGTGGTAGTGATTACTATCAATATTTAACGTCTCACATGGCAGAACATTATCTAAAAAATTCAGGAACTTTATTAGTTACTAGAATAATGGGTGATGGTTATGCACCTGCGACAGCATCAGTAACTGGTTCGGAAAATTCAGACGGACACTTAACTACAGGATTATCAGATGCTCCTGGTGCAGCTTTTAAATTACACTCATTAGGAGATGGTACATACGGTAATGCTGCTGGAGTACCAGATTCAAATGGAGTACTTTCTAATGGTACTGCAGACAATCTAAGGTGGGAAATTACTGCAGCTAATACATCAAGTGGAACATTTAGCTTAGGTATTAGAAGAGGAAACGATTCTACAAAAAGAAAAGTTTTCTTAGAACAATTTAACAACCTATCATTAGACCCAAGACAACCAAACTTCATATCTAAAATTATTGGTGATATGACAATGACTGTAAAAGATGCAGCTACTACAGACCCATTCTTAGAACTATCTGGTTCTTACGAGAATAAGTCTAAGTATGTAAGAGTAGAAGTTAACCCAAATGCTTTAACTCCGGACTTTAAAGATGATGGAGGAACAATATCGAATGCTCAGTATACAGGTTCTATACCAGCAGTAGGTACAGGTTCAGGATATGACGGTGGAGGATTTGGCGCTGGAGCAGATGGAAACTTAGCAGCAAACTCTAATGGTGATGAAGCTTCTCACTTCTATGATACTATTAACGCTGCAAATCAACAAGGTTACGACCTTAATGATACTTCTAATGCAGATGGAGGTTCAAACGCTTTAGCTGCTATACGACTTCTAAAAAATCAAGATGAATATGATTTCAATATGATTGTAATGCCAGGTATAAACCAGAATCAACACTCAGCAATGGTTTCTGAATTACTTGATATGGTAGAAGCAAGAGGTGATGCTTTTGCAGTAGTAGACCCAACTCCATGTTTTTCAACGATAGCAGTAGCTAGAGACGAAGCTGGAGATTATGATAATTCTTACGCGGCTATGTATTGGCCATGGGTACAGATACCTGATAACCAAAATAATAAATTAGTATGGGTACCACCATCAGTAGTTATTCCTGGTGTGATAGCATTCAATGATACAGTTGGTGCTGAATGGTTCGCTCCTGCTGGTTTAAATAGAGGTGGAATAGATGTTGCAGTAAGAACAGAAAGAAAATTAACTCATGCTAATAGAGATGATTTATATTCAGATAAAGTTAACCCAATTGCTACTTTCCCAGGTCAAGGAGTATGTGTATGGGGACAAAAAACTTTACAAAATAAAGCATCTGCACTAGATAGAGTTAACGTTAGACGATTATTAATTAATCTTAAGAAATTCGTAGCTTCAGTTTCTAAATTCTTAGTATTTGAAAATAATACTGCAGTAACTAGAAACCGATTCTTAGGAGCAGTTAATCCATATATGGAAGGGGTACAACAAAGACAAGGTTTATTTGCTTTTAAAGTAGTAATGGACGAGTCTAATAACACTCCTGATATTATAGACAGAAATATAATGAAAGGTGAGGTATTCTTACAACCTGCTAAAGCAGCGGAATTCATTGTAATCGACTTTAATATCATGCCAACAGGTGCAACTTTTGAGGATTAATGATATTTATATTAAAGAGGAGAAAAATAAATGGCAAATTTAATAGACCCAACAGAACAAATGTTTACCAATTTTGAGCCAAAGGTAAAAAACAGGTTCATAATGTATGTAGACGGATTACCTTCTTATTTAATAAGAAAAGTTAATCGACCAGCAATAGCAAATAATGAAGTTGCATTTAAACACATGAATGTGACGAGATATCTAAAAGGTAGAAGTGACTGGGAAGCAATAACGGGAGTAGAACTTTATGACCCGATTGTACCTTCAGCATGTCAAGCTACTATGGAATGGATAAGATTACATCACGAATCAGTAACAGGTAGAGATGGATACGCAGATTTTTATAAGAAAGATATAACTATCAACGTTCTAGGACCTGTAGGTGATAAAGTTGAAGAATGGACTTTAAAAGGTGCATTTGTAACAAAAGCTGATTTCGGTGAATTATCTTGGGATAATGATGCAGAAGCAGTTTTAGTAACATTAGATATCAGATTCGATTACGCTATACTACAATACTAATTGATAAGGAATATATATTATGGCAATGCACGAAGAATTACAAAGACATGGACCGTTTGGTAAGTACTCAGGAGTAACAATAGTTACAAATGGAACTACTTACTTTACGGGCTCTGCTTTAGGAGCAGCAGCAGTTATGGTTTCTGGTTCAACCTTTGCAGGTTCTATAACGGGAGCAAAAGGTGGAACTATAGGAACTAAAACTCTAGCTATGTCGGGACACTTTACAGGTTCAGTAGCAGTTGCAGCTAATCCAGGTACTACAGTTTCTCCTCTATTTGAATTGGGAATATATAGTGCTACTAGTGAAGCAAATACAGAACATATTATAGTATTTACAAAATAATCGCTATTCAATAATAACTATTTGAAAAAAGCCTTCAAAATATGAGGGCTTTTTTATTTGGTATATATTTATATATGACGATAAAGTTATAAAAACAACACTAATAAAGGAGATATAGAGATGGCAAAAGTCACAGACGAATATCCAATTAAAGGACAAGAATTAACAGATGAACAATTAAAAGCTAAAGCTACGGCAGAAGCTCTGGCTGCTCAACCTGAAAAAAATCAATCAAAAGAATTTAAACAATCTAAATTTCCTTCAGAAATAGTAGAATTACCATCAAAAGGTTTACTATACCCAGAAGGAAGTGCTTTAGCAACTGGTAAAGTAGAAATGAAATACATGACTGCTAAAGAAGAGGATATACTTACTTCTCAGAATCTAATAAAAAATGGAACTGTAATAGATACTTTATTACGTTCTTTAATCGTTGGTAATGGTGAAGGTTATGCCATTAATTATAACGATTTATTAGTTGGTGATAAAAATGCAATTATGATTGCAGCAAGAATTCTTGGTTATGGTAGTGAATATCCTTGTGATATAACATGTCCATCTTGTGGAGCTAAATCTAGGCACACAGTTAATCTTGCAGAATTAGAAAATAAGCCTTGGACTGAGCCTACTAATCCTCATACTAATGAATTTGATTTTACTCTTCCAGCTTCTAAAAGAAATCTTACTTTTAAGTTACTAACACATGGCGATGAAAAAGCAATTGATACTGATGCTAAGAGAATGAAAAAGAAAAAACTTGGTGCACAAGGAGTATCTTACGAACTAACAAGTAGGCTAAAAAGAATGATTATTGCTATAGATGGTGAAACAGATAGAAACAAAATAAATAATTTTGTAGATAATGAATTCCTATCTAGAGATTCTTTAGCATTCCGTCAGAACTTAGAAAATATAAATCCGGATGTAGATATGACAATCTATTTCGAATGTCCGGAGTGTGGTCACGAACAGGCAGATATGACTTTGCCTATGAACGTTAACTTTTTTTGGCCTAGGGCTTGATTACAAGCCCATGCTACACACTCAAATCTTTGAGATATGTTATCACTCTCAAGGTGGTTTCACGCATGATGATGTGTACAATTTACCGGTCTACTTAAGAACTTTTTACTACAAAAAGCTTCATCAAGCAAAAGAAAAGGAAAAGGAAGAGTACGATAAAGCCAATAAAGGAAAAGGTAAGAGCACTGGAAAGCCAAACATTCCGTCATTTGCTCGAAATTCTCCCAAAAAATAGTACCTAATTGATATTTATATTTGTAAGAATGTAAACAAATGGGAGAATAGTAACATGACTAATTCACAAGAAAAAAGACTTCAAGAAGCTGTTAGAGGATATATCGAAAGGAACCTTAAAGAATCAAAGTTTCTTAGAGAAGATATTGTAGATGGTATGATTAAACACATTTTTGGAATTCTTAAAAAAGCTAATACTGCTAGAAAAGACCAGAAGATGGCAATCCTTGATAAAGAGCTAAAAAATATACCACAAAAAACAAAAGACTTAGTAGCTAGAATGAAAGCTTATGAAAAAAAGCGACAAGCTAAAAAGAGGTAGTTAGTAAATGGCAAACGATGAGAATATATTTTCGGCCAAAAACATCGCCCAGATGAAACGAGGCCAGACTGAATATGAAAAAGCCATAAAAGGCATGAAGTCTGGTGCATCAGATTTACAAGATGCTTTATCAAAATCTCCAGATGAAGTTAATAAGATATTAAAAAGTTTAGGTTTTACTAAAACAGAAATGGAGGGTATCATTACTGATGTAGAAAAAGCTAATAAAGGCTTTAAAATTTCTACTGATAGAGCTAAAGACTTAGAAGACATATTTTCGCAAGTAAATGAAACTTATACAGAAACTAATAAAGTACAAGAAGCCCATGATGCCAAACAAAAAGAATTAAATGATAAAATGGATGAGTACCTAGAAGGTTGGTACAATTTCAAAGCAGTTGTAACAGACCCTAAAGTAGCCGGTGGATTATTCATGGTAGCAGCTATGGCCAATCTGAAGAAAATGGGAGACGACCTTCTAGAAGTTTCAGGAACTATGGGTCTTACAGCAGACCAGACACTACAAGTAGCCGGTGCTGCAGGAAAAGCAACTATACAAGGTTTAGCAATGGGTGTTGGATTTAAGAATTCTCTTGATTCAGCAGCAGCTCTAGCTGAAGAAATGGGAGATTTAAATTCACTCACATCAGAAGCAATAAAGAATGTTGCTACTATGAATTCTATGTTGGGAGTTTCTCATGCGGAAGGTGCACAACTTCACAAAATATTTAAAGAGATTGGTGGAGGTACAGACGCTGCTGCAACTAATATGACAAAAATGGTTGAGAATATGGCTAGAGCGAATAAAGTAGCTCCAGGTAAAGTCATGTCTGATATAGCAAAAGATACAGAAGGGTTTGCTGGTTATGCAAAAGATGGAGGAAAGAATGTTGCCGAAGCAGCTATTTATGCAAAGAAGTTAGGAGTGGAATTTTCTACTTTAACTAAAATGGCTGATGACTTATTAGATATTGAATCTTCTATTGAAGCTGAAATGAATGCTTCAGTACTACTAGGTAAACAAATAAATATGAATAAAGCTAGAGAGTTAGCTCTTTCAGGAGACCTTGGTGGTGCAATGAATGAGGTTCTAAACCAAGTAGGAGGTATTAATGAATGGGAGAATATGAATGTTATTCAGAGAAAAGCTTTAGCCGATGCTGCTGGATTAGAAATGTCTGAAATGCAATCTATACTATCTAATAGAGAGAAACAGATAGAACTTGGTATGGTCGAAGCTACGGCTGGTGAAAAGAGAATGGCAACTATTAAAGGTATAGGAATGACTTTTAAAGAAAATATAGGTATGATATCTGCTACCATTAATATGATGGCATCACTATTAAATACAGATTGGATGTCTTTTTATGTGAAAGCAAAAACATGGATAGGAGAGAAAGCTCATTGGGCTTGGAAAACAGCAACGGCTGGTGCATATTGGGTAGCTGAAAAAGTTGCAAATACTTTCACTTGGGTTGGTTCAGCTGCAAGCTGGATAGGAGAGAAAGCTCATTGGGCTTGGAAAACAGCAACGACTGGTGGATATTGGGTAGCTGAAAAAGTTGCAAATTTATTCACTTGGGGTGGTAATAGTTCAAATTGGGCTGCTGAAGTAGCTCACTGGGGTTGGAAAAATACAACTGCAGTTGCTTTCTGGATAAAAGAAAAAGCTCATGCACTTTATATGAAAGCTTTTGGTGGAAAGAAAGGTGGAGGAGGTGGAGAAGATTTGACAAAATCAGCTATCCCAAAAGATACACCTAAAGCGAATGATATGGGTGCAGGCAAAATGGGTGGCAATATGAAAAATATAGTAATGGGTGCAGCAGCAATGGTATTAGTAGCTGCAGCCGTATTTGTATTCGCAAAAGCTGTTCAGGAATTTATGAATGTAAGTTGGGAAGCTGTTGGTATGGCAGTAGTATCAATGTTAGCTCTGGTGGGTGCAGTTGCTCTTTTAGGTGCAATCATGATGTCCGGAGTAGGTGCAGTAGCTATTATAGCTGGTGCGGCGGCGATGTTAATAGTAGCTGCGGCAGTATTAGTTTTAGCTTTTGCACTTAAGATAATGTCACAAGCAATTCCTAACTTTATGTTATTAATACCTATGCTACCTCAATTAGCTATAGGAATGATAATGATGTATCCAGCAATTCCAGCAATGTTTATGATGGGTATGGCACTTCCATTCCTTGGATTTGGATTAGCAGCTGCAGCGGTAGGTTTATTCCTATTCACTATGGCTGGTGGAGCGGAAGCTATTCTAATGCTTGGAGAAGCTTTAGTACCTTTAGCGGCAGCAGCACCTGGATTAGCTCTTGCTGCTATAGGAATGGTTCTATTTGGATTATCCCTATACCCAATGTCTTTAGGGTTAATGATGTTAACATTCGGATTACCATCTTTATTCTTATTAGGAATGATACTTCCATTAGTCACACCACACTTAGCAGCTTTAGGAGAAGCAGGACCAGGATTAATACTAGCAGGATTAGGATTTGCAGCTTTAGGTATAGGTTCAATAGGTCTTATAGCTTTTGCTTTTGCTTTATTTTTCTTAAATTTCGGAATACCAGCACTATTAGCTCTTGGTTTAGTTCTTCCGTTAGTAGTACCACACTTAATAGCTTTAGGTGAAGCATCTAGTACTTTAGCAGGAGTAGGATTATCCTTAGCTTCTTTAGCTTTAGCAGCTCCAGGGTTAATGCTTTTTGCAGGCGCTATGATGTTCATGCTTTTTGCAATACCTTCTATGATGTTATTAAGTTTAATTTTACCAATACTAGTTCCTCACTTAGTAGCTTTGGGTGCAATAGGAGCATCCTTAATGTTAGTGGGACCAGCTTTAGCATTACTTGGTGCGTCATTAGTACCTCTTGCCGTAGGATTATTAGCCTTTGCAGGTTCTTTATTTTTCTTTACACTATTCGGAGGATTTAAAGCTCTAAATAGAATGGCAGAAGTATTTACAAAAATAG